GCAGCCGTGATGTCTCCGGCAACCCCAAGTGTAACTGCGGCAAAAGCGAGTGCAGGGCGTTTGCTCGGTGTGATGATTCAAAATTCGGCGACGTCGCTGCGATCAATGAAATTCTGGAACGCATTAACAACTGGCATCACGCTTGGAACGACTTCTGCCCTGTTTGAAATTGATGTGCCTGCGGGTGGCGCGGTGTTTATGGGCTTTGAAGGTGGCATCGGGTTTTCGACAGCGATTTCTTACGCTGTCACCGCCGCAAAAGGCCTGACCGACGCAACGGCTGCGGGTCTTGTCGCCAATGATCTCTCCGGCACGCTGATTTACGCTTAACCCTTGCATAAGGAGCTGCCGTCATGACGACCTCCACCTCTGCGTTAACCGATACGGCAACAACGCTAGACACACTCAACAGCGCCGCCTCACAATTTGGCACAACGCTGGAACAGGCTTTTGCAAAAGGCGTTGAGCAAGGCAAAAATTTCGATCAGATTCTGCAATCAGTCGGTGCAAAATTGCTCGATATTGCGGCGAAATCAGCTGTACCAGATTTGGGTGCAACCTTGAGCGACACCACGCAATCTCTATCGAGCGTACCAGCCTTTGCTGACGGTGGCGTGATTGCAACACCGAGCTATTTTCCAACCGCCACCGGGTCAGCGCTTGCGGGCGAAGCAGGGCCTGAAGCCATTATGCCTTTGCAACGGGGCGCGGATGGGAAATTGGGTGTTGCAGGCGGTGGTGCGCCTGTCGTGAATGTGTCGATTGCCGCGCAAGATGTCGACAGTTTCCGGCAATCGGAAGCGCAAATCACTGCGGCCCTAGCGCGTGCTGTCGCACGCGGTCGTCGCGCGAGCTAACTTTATCAAGGACAAAACCCATGATGTCATTTCTCGCGCGTCTGACTGGACGCCGCGCGGCCTCGCACGCGCCTGAATCAAAAACATCGCGCACAGGGCCTTTGATCGCGCTCTACGAAACCGGGTTGCCGCAATGGACGCCGCGCGATTATGCGGCGTTGATGCGCGAGGGCTTCTCGCAAAACCCGATTGTCTATCGCGCCATTCGCATGATCGCGGAGTCGGTTGCCTCGGTGCCGATGCTCTATTTCGATGGCCGCGTTGAATTAACCGAGCATCCGTTGGAAGCGCTGTTGTGTCACCCCAACCCCGCGGATTCAGGTGCAAGCCTCAAAGAGGCACTCATCGGCTATTTGATGGGATCCGGCAATGGCTATCTCGAATGTGTGAGCGTCAATGGTCAGCCGAAAGAGCTCTATGCGCTGAGGCCTGACCGGATGCGTGTGGTGCCCGGTGCTGATGGGTGGCCGCAAGCCTGGCTTTACACGATCAATGGCGAAAGCGTGACTTATGATATGACGCAAAATGGCGTGAAGCCGATTTTGCAACTCGCTTTGTTTAATCCGCTCTCGGATCATTATGGCTTATCACCGATTTCACCGGCGGCCTATGCGATTGATCTGCACAATGCCGCGTCCGCATGGAACAAAGCCTTGCTTGACAATGCTGCGCGGCCTTCCGGCGCTTTGGTTTATACGGGGCCGCCGGGTTCAACATTGTCGGCGGATCAATTTGATCGCTTAAAAGCGGAGTTGAATGACAGTTTTCAAGGCTCGGCCAATGCCGGGCGGCCTTTGCTGCTCGAAGGCGGGCTCGACTGGAAACCCCTGTCGCTGACGCCGAAAGATATGGACTTTAATGAGGCGAAAGCCAATGCCGCGCGTGAGATTGCGCTCGCCTTTGGTATTCCTTCGATGTTGCTCGGAATACCGGGCGACAATCGTCACGACAATTACTCAGAAGCCAATCACATTTTCTGGCGTGAGACGGTTTTGCCTCTGGCGATCCGCATGCATCAATCAATTGCGCATTGGTTGGCACCCTCCTTTGGCGAAGTGGATGTGAAGCCGGATTATGATCGCATTGACGCGTTGTCGGACGAGCGCGCGGCTTTGTGGTCCCGCATCAATGCAGCAACATTTTTAACCAATGACGAAAAGCGTGAAGCCGTTGGCTATGGTCGCCTCGGCGCAACGCCAACTCAGGATATCGAAGATCAGGCCGATACCAGCAATCTCTCAGCTGAATCGGATGAAGGCGAAGCAAATGATGACACGTTTGATGGCCCTGAACCAACGCCAAACCCAACCACGCGTCCGGGATCGTTAACGCCTTATGCGTCAGCGCTTTCGGCGGGCTCAGGCGCAGATACTGAAGGCGATGCTGCAAGCGATGGCGCGCCATGATTGGGCATGCCTTTGATACCATTCTTGGGCGCGGCGATCTCGCGCATCTGGCCTTGTTTTTATGGGCTTTAGGCTCCTCTGCCGCCGCATTGATGCTGTTCAAAGAATTGGCGGCAGCGAACCGGCGCTTTGATGCCTTTGTGCGCGAATTGCATCATTTGAACAGCCATCTCTTCACAGGCGAATGACGCAGCCTGACATGATCGAAAGGAGTGCTCATGATGAATGAAGAAGCAAAGCGACGAAACCGCGTGAAGCCGTCGGATCAGACAGATCTGTCGGTGTTGCCCGAAGCCGACACGGTGTTCGCGACATTTGTTCGCAAATTGGAACGACTCGCCAAGCGCAATGCCATGCGGCGCATGGGCACAGCAAGATTGCGAGGGCGTATCGCATGACGGGGCTTTCCCTAAGTGACAAGCCGGGTGCCTTCGAAGGCTATGCCTCGCTGTTTGGCGTTGCGGATTTGTCGCGTGATATTGTCATGCGTGGAGCCTTTCAAAATAGCCTCGCGTCCAAAAATCCCATTAGGCTGCTATGGCAACATGATGCTGGCCAGCCCTTAGGCATTTGGACAGAGGTTTTTGAGGACCGACGCGGATTGTTTTGTCGCGGCGAGCTTAACCTCAATGTGCAACGCGCGCGCGAATTGCAGGCGCTCTTAAAGCAAGGTGCCATCGACGGGCTTTCGATTGGTTATAAAACCCGCAAAGCCAAGCGCGATCCCTCAACAGGTGCAAGACTGCTTCTCGATGTTGATTTGTGGGAAATCTCGCTTGTGAGTTTTCCATTGTTACCGCAGGCGCGCGTCACGGCTGTCAAAGCCGAGACGCGGCAGGCATGTCGCTCTCACGCCGCGCTGATGCAAGACGCACGGCTGATTTTCAAATCCCCCAACCAGACAAGGATACTGCAATGACAGGTTTTGACACCGTGGCCCAGAGCCCCGAAACAAAGGCGCTTCACACCCAAGAGCGCGAAGTGATTGATCAATTGATGCGCTCATTTGAAGAGTTCAAGATTGAAAACAATCAACGGCTTGCTGTGATTGAGAAAGGCAAAAGCGCCGATCCGCTTGTTGATGAGAAGCTCAATCGGATCGACAATTTTATGGGCCAGGCGCAATCGCGCTTGGAAGAATTGTCTCTGCGCGCGCGCCGCCCGCAGCGAGAGACGGCGGTGAGCGAGAAGAGCTTTAATCCTTCTGTGGATTTGCACCGCAAAGCGTTTGATCTCTATATGCGGGCAGGTGAGACAGCGAATTTGAAATCGCTGGAACAGAAGGCACTCTCAGCGGGGTCTGGCCCCGATGGTGGCTATCTTGTGACGCCGGCGGTGGAGAGCGATATTCTGCGCCGTATGAGTCAAGCCTCACCCATCCGCTCGATTGCGATGGTTCAATCCTCCACCACCGCGAATTTCCGCAAGGCCTATTCAACCACAGGCCCCGCAGCAGGGTGGACCGGCGAAACAGCGGCAGTGACGGCCACGGCTACGCAGCAGATCGTCGATATGAATTTTCCGGCCATGGAACTTTATGCAATGCCATCGGCCACGCAAGTTTTGCTTGATGATGCGGCCGTTGATATCGAACAATGGATCGCGAGCGAAGTGGAAGTCGTGTTTGCCGAGCAAGAGGGCGCAGCCTTCGTCAATGGCGATGGCGTGACACGGCCACAGGGCTTTCAAACGCCGACCAAAATTGCGCAATCCTCTTGGGCCTGGGGCAAATTAGGCTATGTGGCCACGGGCGTGGCTGGAGCCTTTGCAGCCTCTGCGCCATCCGACTCTCTGTTTGACCTCATCTACGCACTGAAAGCAGGCTACCGCCAGAATGCGACCTTTGTGATGAATCGCAAAACGCAATCGGCCATTCGCAAAATGAAAACGACGATCGGCGATTATCTCTGGCAGCCGCCACTCGCAGCCGATGGTCGCGCCACGCTGATGAATTTCCCGCTTGTTGAAGCCGAGGATATGCCGGATATCGGCGCGGGCAATTGCCCGATTGCGTTTGGCAATTTCACGCGAGGATATCTCATCGTTGATCGCGTTGGTATTCGTATCTTGCGTGATCCTTATTCTGCGAAGCCCTATATTCTCTATTACACAACCAAGCGCGTGGGCGGTGGCGTGCAAGATTACGATGCGATCAAATTTTTGAAGACGGATGTGTCGTAAAAATTTGGTGCACGCGCGTTTGATATAAGGTGGTTACCCCCACCCCTTACCCCTCCCCTCAAGGGGGAGGGGGATTTCAAACGCGGCATGCTCTGAAGCGGTAACTGCGCGCTAATTTTGCCCGAGGATCTTATCAATCCATGCTTTGTGGGGGCCTATAAGAATGCCTTGCGTGATAAGGCCGCAATCATGCTTGCCATTGCCCTTTGTCCAACTGGTGATCGCAATCAAAGCACCATTGGCGATGAGCGGGCCACCTGAATCCCCATGGCAACCGCCTGATCCTTTCTCTGTCGGGTCTGAGAGCCAGACGAGAATATTGGAATGACCGTGAGGTTCAACGACTTGCAAATCAGCACGCATCATCGTGCCAACCGATTTGCGGTTGGCGTCATCGGTTTCGCCAAAGCCCGCAACCTGAATGATGTCACCGGGTTGAACATTTGTGATGTCTGACAGGGGCAAAGGTTGAAACGGGTCGGGTAAAGGATCCGCAAGAGTGACGATGGCGAGATCAATGGATTTTGAACGTGTTTGAACAGCGCGCGGATCATAGCCCGGATGGATGTGGATCGCTTTCGGCTCGACCATAACGGGCGTTGCGTCCGGTGAACGCCAATGCACACGCCAGGCGCCGGCATTGGTGACGCAATGCGCAGCCGTCAGTACAGCGTTCTGCGTGAGCACGACGCCGGTACACATGCGGCCATGATCATCAAGCACCATCACGCTATGAGTTTTGAGCTCGGGCGCAGCAACGCCCTGCACCACGGCGCGCGCGGGTAAAGCTGCTGTGATCGCGAGCAAGACACAAAAAGGCAAGCAGGGGCGCACAAATTCCATGCGGCCTCTGTAGCAAGACTGAAAGCGCTTCGCCAGAAGGAAAATAAAATGACACTGATCATGCTTCAGCCGCCACAGGCGGAACCCGTGACGCTTGTCGATATGAAGGCATGGCTTCGCGACGATAACAGTGATGAAGATGGATTGATTACTGCCCTCATCACATCGGCGCGGCTTGCTCTTGAGACGATCACGGCGAAGGCTTTTATCACCCAGACATTGCGGGTGCAGCTTGATGCCTGGCCTGATGGATCCTTCATCGCGCTGCCCGTTGCCCCGCTTCAATCCGTTCAAGCGATCGGCGTGACAATGGCCGATGGCACAAGTCTGCCCCTGGTGCCATCGAGTTTTATTGCTGACAATGCTGGGGCTTCGCAGCCCCGTTTGTTGATGCCGCTCAATCTCGTCAAACCCGGTATTGGCCTTGGCGGCATCACGATTGATTTTATTGCAGGGTATGGCGCGGATGGGACCTTTGTGCCTGAGCCGTTGAAGCTCGCGCTGAAATTGCTCGTCGCGTTTTGGTTTGAGAATCGCGCCGATGACCCGGCGGCCGCTTCGCATTGGCCCGATGAGATAGCGCGCTTGGCAGCGCCTTATCGGGTGCGGAGATTGTGATCATGACGCAACCCATGATTGGATTGATGCGCTCACGGTTGACGCTGGAGACGCCGGTTGAAACGCCGGATAGAGCGGGCGGTGTGACGCGCAATTTTACGACGCTTGTTCTGGTGTGGGCGGAAGTGTTGACGCTCAATGCACAACAACGGTTAGAGGCCGAGCAGATTGGCCAAACCGTGACGCATCGCATCACATTGCGTTATCGCGACGGGATCACAACGAAGCAGAGATTGCGTCGTGGGAGCCAAATTTTTCTGATCCGTGGTGTGCAAGATCCTGATGATCGGAAGCGGCGTTTGATCTGTCATTGTGAGGAGATCAAACCATGACGAGCCCCATCCTCGCGTTGCGAGCCTCTGTGCAAGCGGTCTTGGTCAATGATGCAACGCTCACCACTTTGCTTGGCGGTCCACAAATCTATGATGAAACGCCGGCCGATGTTACCGCACCCTATGTTACTTTTGGTGAAGCGAAAGCAAATGATTGGTCTGCAGGTTATGATCGCGGCCATGAGCACATCTTTTCAATGAATATTTGGTCACGCCAAGGTGGTGATGCAGAGGCTCTCGGAATCGCCGCGCAAGTGGCGGGCCTTTTGGATGGCGCTGCGCTCACGCTTGATGGCCATCGCCTCGTCTCCATCCGGGTGACGGCACAAGATGTGGGGCGTCCCACCAAAGATGGTCTGCGGCGCGCACGCGTTACGCTGATGGCGCTGACAGAACCGCTGATTTAACCTATTTTCATTGGAGATTTTTATGGCAGCGCAGGCAGGCAAAGACCTCCTCGTCAAACTCGACGATGGCACCGGCAATTTTGTAACCGTTGCAGGATTACGCACGCGACAAATGACATTCAACAGCGATGTTGTTGATGTCACGGATCAGGATTCCATTGGCCGTTGGCGGCAATTGCTTGCAGGAGCGGGCGCGCGGCATGCGGCGATTTCCGGCACCGGCATTTTCAAAGATGGCGCGTCCGATACGCTGGTGCAACAGGCCTTTTTCAATGGGCAGGTTGTGAATTTTCAATTCATCATTCCGGGCTTTGGCACCGTGACGGGGCCATTCTTAATCTCGGCCCTCGTTTACAAAGGGGATCAGGCCGCGGCGGTGATGTTTGACATCACGGTTGAGAGTGCAGGGGTCATCACCTTCACAGCTCTCGTGTCGCATTAAAGAAGGTTTCGTCATGGCGAATGCACGACGCGGCGAAATCGATGTGACCATCGACGGCAAGACCTATTGTTTGTGCCTCACTCTGGGTGCCCTTGCGAGCCTCGAGACACGGTTGAAGGCACAATCGATTGCGGATCTCGGCACGCGCTTTTCACAAGGCGGTTTACGCGCTGATGACATCATCGCGATTGTGACGGCGGGCTTGCGCGGCGGTGGTGCAATGCTCACTGAAGACGAGGTTTCTGCCTTGCGCATTGATGGTGGCTTAGCCGCCTGGGCACGCATTGTCGTTGAGCTTCTCACGATCAGTTTCGGACAGGGTGGGGCTGATACGCCAAACCCTTGATAGCCGCAGAGCCCGAGATCAAGGATCATAGCGCGTCGCTCCCCCCGCGCGCCTTTCCTTGGGACGAAGCGATGCGCTTCGGCCTCGGTGTTCTGCGGCTGTCTTCTCATGAATTTTGGGCCTTAACGCCGCGTGAATTGGCGGCAGCCATGCCGCATCACACCAATGGGCAACACGCGCCATCCGCTGCTGCCCTTGCAGCTTTGATGGCGCAATTTCCTGATCGAAAACCCGCAGAAGAGGTGACGCCATGACGACGGGCTTTCATGAAATCCTGTTTCCGATTTCGGTTGCTTTGCAAGGCAGCGGCGGACCCGAGCGCAAGACAGATATTGTTGTCACAGGATCGGGTCGCGAAGAGAGAATCGCGCGCTGGGCCAATTCATTACGGCGCTATGATGCGGGAACGGGTGTTAAGACACTCCCAGCCTTGCAAAGCGTGATTGCATTCTTTGAAGAGCGGCGTGGACGGCTCTATGGCTTTCGGTGGCGAGATCGCGTGGATTGGCAGTCCTGTTCGTTGGGTGCGACACCAAGCCCGACGGATCAAATTATCGCAACGGGTGATGGCACAACGACGCAATTCCAATTGATCAAGCTCTATGGCGGAGCGTTTGCGCCCTATAGCCGCGTGATTGCAAAGCCGGTGACGGGCTCAGTCCGCATTGCAGTTGCGGGGCAGGAAATTCTGATTGGGCAGGGCGTCAGTGTTGACAACACAACGGGCCTTGTGAGTTTTACGACAGCACCGGCGAGTGGCGCCACCATAAGTGCTGGCTTTTCATTCGATGTGCCGGTGCGCTTCGATACCGATTCTTTGCTGATTGATTATTCGGCCTTTATCGCGGGCGAAATTCCAAAAATTCCGATTGTTGAAATCATTCCTTAACGCCGAGGAGAATGGACCATGCGCGCTTTGCCGAATGGATTTTCTGGACAGGCCATGACGCTCGCGCGTTGCTGGCGTGTCACGCGTTTAGACGGTGTTGTGCTGGGCTTCACAGATCATGATCGTGATCTGGTGTTGGATGGCGTGACCTATGCAGCAGGCACCGGATTAGAAGCGGCGCAGATGGAGGCTGAATTGGGCTTTGCCATCGGCGGAGGTGAAGCATCAGGCGCATTGTCATCTCCGGGCATTACAGAATCCGATATCAAAAATGGCCTCTATGATGGCGCAAGCGTCGATCTGTTTCTCGTTGATTGGTCGCAACCGTCTGCGCGCATGCAGCTTGAAAGTGGCGTGATCGGTGAGATCAAACGCATGGGCCAAGCCTTTGCGGCTGAAATCCGTTCGCTGTCTTATCGTCTTGATGAAGAGCGCGGCTTGCTCTTTCGTCGTGGCTGCGCCGCGGATTTTGGTGATGCGCGTTGCGGCATTGCAAGTGATGCAGCGGCCTTTCGCTATGACGGAGCGATTATAGCCACCGATGGATGGCAGAGCTTAACTGTGGCGGCGCAATTTGCGGACCGTTTTTTTGTTGGCGGACGCGTGATCTTTTCAAATGGTTCAAACACCGCCGCAATGCATGAGGTGCTCAGCCAAAGGCAGGACAGTCTTGGCCTCACTGTGACCTTGTGGGAACGAACCGGCGCGATGATGCAACCGGGTGATCATGTCAGCTTGCGTGCGGGTTGCGACAAAAGCTTTGAGACATGCCGCGATCGTTTTGCCAATACGATAAATTTTCGTGGCTTTCCGCATATGCCTGGCAATGACTTCGTGATCCTGACGGTGAGCGACGGAACACCCGGCATGGATGGCGGGAGTTTCTTTCGATGAGCGCGGTCATCACGTCGGATGCAATCGTGACAGAAGCGCGCGCATGGATCGGCACGCCCTATCTGCATCAAGCCTCTTTGAAAGGTGTCGGATGCGATTGTTTGGGCCTTGTGCGGGGTGTGTGGCGCGCTTTGTATGGTCAAGAGCCTGAAACGCCCAAACCCTATCAACCGGGTTGGGCGGAGCCTCCGGGCGAGGAGCGTTTGCGTGATGCAGCAAGGCGTCATCTCATCGCGATTTCGCTTGATGCGCGTCGCGCCGGAGATGTGCTTTTGTTTCGATGGCGCGATCATCTGCCGGTTAAACATTGTGGCATCGCCACGGGCTTTGACACGATGGTGCATGCGCATGAAGCAGCCAATGTTGCTGAGGTGTCTTTGGGGCTCTGGCGTCCTCGGCTCGCTTATGCGTTTCGCTTTCCCGATGTGAGCAGTGGAGATCAAACCCAATGACCACGCTTGTCTTACAAACGGTGGGCGGCGCTGTGGGTGGTGCCTTTGGTGGTCCGATTGGCGCGATGATTGGGCGCGGTATCGGTGCTGTTGTGGGCTCATCATTGGATCGCGCGATCTTTGGTGGCACATCGACAAACCGTGATGGGCATCGCTTGACGGAAATGGCGGGTCTCACTTCGACAGAGGGAGCACCCATTCCGCGCATCTATGGCCGTGTGCGCTTGGGCGGGCAAATCATTTGGGCCACGCGATTCCTCGAGACGGTCACAACCCAATCATCAGGCGGTGGCAAAGGCGGGAGCGCGTCATCACAATCAACCAGCACGACCTATAGCTACAGTGCCAATTTCGCTGTGGGCCTCTGTGAAGGCCCAATCTCTTTTGTGAGGCGCATTTGGGCCAATGGGAAATTGCTCGATTGGAACACGCTGACTGTGCGTGTGTATTGTGGCGATGAAGCACAACAGCCGGACCCTTTGATTGTAGCCAAAGAGGGCGCTGCCAATGCGCCCGCCTATCGCGGCCTTGCTTATATTGTCTTCGAAGGCTTGCCGCTCGCTGATTTCGGCAATCGCGTGCCGCAACTGTCATTTGAAATTGTCCGCTCTGTTGGTGAATTGGCATCACTCATCCGGTCCGTCAATCTTATTCCCGGCGCTGGCGAATTCGCTTATGACACGATTGCAGTCACAACGACGAATGGTGCAGGGCAAACGACGAGCGAGAATCGTCATGATCTTTCTGCGCCAAGTGATTTTCTCGCTTCGCTTGATCAGCTTGTGGCGCTGTGCCCCAATCTCGACTCTGTGCAATTGGTTGTTGCTTGGTTTGGCGATGATCTAAGGTGTGGCCATTGCACCATTGCGCCGCGCGTTGATTCATCCAGCAAGCAAACGGTTGAAACGCAATGGTCGGTGAATGGCCTTACGCGTAACACGGCGCGTGTTGTCTCCTTCGTCAATGGAGCGGCTGCCTATGGCGGTACACCGTCGGATGCGTCTGTCTTGCGCGCCATTGCCGCGATTAAAGCGCGTGGTCTGAAGGTGAGTTTCTACTGCTTTGCGATGATGGATATTCCATCAGGCAATGCGTTGCCTGATCCTCATCAACCGGGCGCGACACAGGCTGCTTTTCCTTGGCGTGGGCGGATCACCTGTGATCCGGCTCCGGGTGTTGCAGGCTCGCCGAGCGGCACTGCCGTGGCTGCACAACAGGTGACGCAATTCTTCGGCTCATGTCAGCCT